TCAAGCAAGGCTAAAACAGTAAAGAAGAAGTAGGTATTAAGATGAGTGAGCTAGCAACACTTGAAGATGTTGAAAAGATATGGAGAAAATTTAAGAATACTGAAGAACGAGATAGAGCCGTAGAGCTGCTTATTATAGTGTCCGACAGTTTACGAGAAGAGGCGATTAAGTATGGTAAAGATATTGACTTAATGGCAAATTCAAGTGCGACTTATGCGAGTGTTGTTAAATCAGTGATTGTAGATGTGATCGCAAGAACTCTAATGACTTCCACAGATGCGGAGCCTATGACACAGATATCAGAATCGGCACTTGGGTATTCAATGTCCGGAACTTATCTTGTTCCGGGCGGAGGATTATTTATTAAAAAGTCGGAACTTTCAAGACTGGGACTTAGAAGGCAAAGATTGAGGACGATAGAGTTATATGGCGAGAATTAAGGGAATTGATGTTGTATTGCTTGAGACAGTTGTATATGGAGAAGATGAGTTTGGTGCAGAAATATTAACTGAGAGAGAAGTTGTCATTAGTAATGTTTTGGTTGCACCTGCATCATCTACCGATATAACAGATTCTACACAGCTTTATGGAAGAACCGCTGTCTATACTCTTGCAATTCCTAAAGGTGATAATCAGAATTGGGAAAATAAAAGAGTTAGATTTTTTGGTAACACTTGGAAAACATTTGGTATTCCACAGGAAGGAATTGAAAGCTTGATTCCACTTGATTGGAATAAGAAAGTCATGGTGGAAAGATACAATGGGTAAAGTAAGAATTGAACTAAACAGTCCGGGTATCAGGGCTATGCTTAAGAGTGAAGAAATACAATCGAGTGTAGAAGAACAGGCTACAAGAATAGCAAATGAGGCCGGTGGAGACTTTGAAGTTAGAATTGCAGGTACAAGAGCATATGCGAGTGTCAGTAATAGAAATAGACGAGGTTATGAGATGAACATGAGGAATAATACCTTGTTAAGGGCGGTTCACAGATGATTGAAAGTAGGATTATAAAATATCTAAGAGATAAGCTGGGGATAAAGGTATATGCGGAAATTCCTGAAAGTCCGCCAAAAGAGTTCATTATTGTTGAAAAGACATCATCAGGAATGGAAGACTATATTTATCATGCAACGGTAGCATTACAATCATATTCTGATACTTTGCTTAATGCAGCAGTATTGAATGATAAAGTTAAAAAGGCAATGGATGTGATGATAGAGTTACCTGAGATAAGTAGCTGTAAACTGAATAGTGATTATAATTTTACAGATACGGCAACAAAAAGGTACAGATACCAAGCTGTATATAATATTGTGTTTTTTGATTAAGCATTCTGATTGATTCAGGATGCTTTTTATTTAGAAAGGAGCAAAAATGTCTAAGAATAATGCTAAGAATGTAACCACCGGTAAACCGAAGGTAGGTGGAGCGGTGTTTAGAGCACCGCTTGGGACTGCAATACCCGGTGATGCGGTAAGTGATTTGGACCAGGCATTTAAAAATCTTGGTTATATTTCAGAGGATGGAGTAACAAACTCAAATTCGGCTGAAACAGATTCGGTTAAGGCATGGGGCGGAGATACTGTATTAGAGTTTGAGAAAGAGAGACCTGATACATTTGAGTTCACAATGATTGAGGGACTTAATGTTGAAGTTTTAAAAATGATATATGGTGAGGATAATGTTGCAGGTGATATCTCTGCCGGCATTACTATAAAGGCTAACTCTAAGGAAAGAGAAGAGGCCGTATACGTCATTGATATGATCCTTAGGGACAATGTTGCTAAAAGAGTTGTAATACCTAATGGAAAGATAACTGAGACAGGTGAAATCAAGTATGCTGACAGTGAAGCATTAGGATATCAGGTTACTGTTTCGGCATTACCGAATACAGACGGAAATACACATATTGAGTATATGAAGAAGGGTTAAAGAATGATAGCAGGAAAATCAAAGAACGGTTTTGAGTTTGATATCGATGAGAAAAATCTTAATGATTTTAGAATGATAAGAATGTTGGCCAGAGCGTCAAAAGATGATGATATCACTCTTTATTCCGAAGCCATGGAAAAGATATTTGGTGAGGAACAGTTCGAGAGAATGTTGGAATTTTTAGCTGATGATAAGGGTAGAGTTCCGATAGAAAAAATAAGTGAACTATTCACAGATGTTTGTGAGAGTGTAAAAGAATTAAAAAACTCTTAATCCTTGCTGCTATGATGTGCAATGAAGAGGCTATGATATGCGACCTTGCAGAAGTATATCATATATACAACTATGAGGCATATGAGCCTTCTTTTATTGCTGTATTAGTAGCAGGGTTAAGGGAAGATAGTAGAAGTAAGATGTTACTGTCAGGAGCAAAGTTTAGTGTTGATCAAGCGTTAAAGATGATGATTGTTGATTATCTTAGGCTGATGGTTTGGATGAAAACGAGAGACGGGGCCAAGAATAGAAATAAACCAAAGTCGCTCTTTGATGAAATTGAAAATGCCGATAATGTAGATGATGTTGTTGGCTTCAGTGATGGCAAAAGTTTTGAAAATGCCTGGAATAAGATGAGGAGGTGAACGTTTGGCAGGAACAGAAATTGCTAAGGCATATGTGCAAATTATACCTTCGGCAGAAGGAATAAAGGGCAGGTTGACTGAAGAACTTGGAGGTGAGGCTGAGAGCGCAGGAAATAGTGCCGGACTAAATATTGCGGGTGCTATTAAAGGCGCAATTGCAGCAGCTGGAATTGGAGCGCTGATAAAGTCTGCTCTTAGCGAAGGAAGTGCATTGCAGCAGTCTATAGGTGGTATAGAAACATTGTATAAGGAATCTTCGGATACAATGATAAAGTATGCCAATGAGGCATATAAGACAGCCGGAATGAGTGCAAATGACTATATGCAAACCTCAACAAGCTTTGCCGCTGCTTTGCTTAAAGGTGTAGGCGGAGATACAGCAAAGGCGGCAGAGGCGGCAAATATGGCTATTGTTGATATGTCGGATAATGCAAATAAGATGGGAACAGCAATGGATAGTATCCAAATGGCGTACCAAGGGTTTGCCAAAGGAAACTATAATATGCTTGATAACCTCAAGCTGGGATATGGCGGTACAAAAACTGAGATGGAGCGTTTGCTTTCAGATGCTCAAAAGCTGACAGGAATCAAGTATGACATGAACAACTTGTCGGATGTGTACAGTGCAATTCATGTTATACAAGATGAATTAGGAGTTACCGGAACAACAGCAAGAGAGGGTGCAACGACATTTGAGGGATCTATGTCTGCAATGAAGGCGGCGGCTCAAAATTTAATGGGATCTATTGCACTTGGTGAAGATATAGGTTCGAAATTACAGGCATTAACTGAAAGTGTATTTACATTTGTTTTTGACAATCTTATGCCTATGCTTGGTAATATACTATCTGCAGTTCCGGGACTGGTTGTTGGAATAGCTGAAGGCATAGTTGCAGGTATTCCTAAGGTTTTATCAGTCATTACAAACTTGGTTACAGAGATTGCAAACACGCTGATTAACTATGATTGGCAAGGTTCGGCAATGAGCTTTGTTACATCATTAAATTCAGGAATATCAACTAATTTACCACAGCTGCTACAGAGTGGCGTTGGGATTATAACAAATTTGGTAAGTGGACTTGTGTCAGCACTACCAAATATTATCTCAGCAGCAGGAACAATTATAAGCGGTCTAATAACAGCGATAGCGACAGCGTTGCCGATGTTGTTGAAATCTGGAGCAGATTTGATACTTGGAATATTATCAGGATTTGAGAGCGGAAAAGTGAATATTGCATTATCAATGATGGATGCAATTGGAAATATCATAAGTACTGTTATGGATGCATTACCTGAATTGATTACAGCAGGTATTCAAATAATTACAGGCTTTATTACAGGAATGATGTCACTTAATGGTGAAGCGGTTGGCAATACTGCAGAGATAATGTCGAGTTTAGTGCAAAAAATTGCAGATGGTATTCCTGAATTTTTGGAAAAGGGCATGGAAATATTAAATGCACTAATTGACGGTATTGTTAATTCACTTCCACAAATTATAGAGACAGCTATTCAAGTGATTCAAAATATGGTACAGGCATTAGTATCAGCTTTACCAACAATCATAACAACCGGAGTTGAGATTATAACATCACTAATCAATGGAATTGCTCAAAATCTTCCAAGTTTAGTATCTAAGGCTACTGAAATAATAATTGAAATAGCGAAGACTTTAATTGCAAATTTGCCGGGTATTTTAGCAACAGGAGTACAGATAATAGGAGCTCTTTTAAGCGGACTTGTGCAGGCAATGCCACAGATACTATCTGCAATAGCAAATTTAGCATTAAGTATAGTCAAGTCTATAATGGTTCTACAGACTCAACTTATGCAGGCAGGTATTCAGATAATAGCAGGATTGGCAAGTGGAATAGCAGGAAAAGTTTCAAGTGTGATTTCTGAAATGACAAAGCTTGGGAGTGAAATTATCAGTACGGTAAAGAGTATTAATTTAATTGATATTGGTAAACAGCTTATTGAGGGAATGGCCAATGGAATAAAGAGTGCAGCAGGAAAGGTTGCAGAGGCGGCAAAGAACGCAGCCAAAGAAGCATTTGATGCAGCAAAGAACTTCCTTGGTATTCATTCGCCTTCAAGGCTTATGAGAGACGAGATTGGTAAGTATATTCCGGCAGGAATTGCAGAAGGAATTAACGGAAACGCAAAATCTATTACATTTGACGAAGTAAATGCAAGAATTATGCAAGAGGCACGTTCAACTCAATTGACGATGGATTCAATTGATTCTACATCAAGTGGAAGCGAATCAATTGATATACTTGGCAATATAACAGATGCGTTATCTAAGTTTTATATAGTTATGGACGGCAAAAAAGTTGGAAGAATAGCAAGCCCGGAAGTAAATCGTGCATTAGGGTCTACAAGTAGCCTGGAATTAAGAGGTGCTGTATGATGGAAATGAGAGATATGGGTATTACATTTGGTAATAAGCATACGTTTAATGATTTTGGGTTAATTTGTAAAGATATAGAAGTAGGTTTTCCGGAAGTAAAGACTAAAATAGTTGAACTAAGTGGATCGGATGGATTCATAGATTTAACAAAAGTTTTTGGGAAGGTTATGTATGGTAGTCGTGTGATAACGGCTACCTTTTTAGTTAAAGAAACCTCTGCAGGTGAATGGGCAATTAATATGTCAAAGATTGCAAATTACTTACATGGAGAAAATCATAGAATAATTCTTGATAATGACAAGGACTATTATTATGAGGGTAGATGTAAGGTATCTTTTGACAAGGAATATAAGCCTTTTCCAACGGTGGTAATAGAATGTGAGTGTAAACCTTATAAGATAGAGGTTAATGCGGAGCTGGGAGATAAGTGGTTATGGAATCCGTTTAATTTTAAAACGGGCATTATTAGAAGATATAAGAACATTGCTGTCAATGGAAGTTATACATTAAATATCAGAGGCTTGGCCAAGCCGGTAATACCTATAATTATTTCGGATTCAACTATGCAATTAGAGTTTAACGGAGCTACTTATAACTTAGCACCTGGA